TATCTGTTTTATACCGTGCGCGTCACAGTACGGAAACATTATCTCGGAATAGAATTTACTAGCGTTTTCTAAGAATATATCCGAACTATTTCTGATACCAGTATGAGTATCATTTATGATTAGTAATTTCATATTAAAAAGTCTTTCAAATCAGAATCAACATTAACGGTTCTTTTCTTTCGTTGCTTTTCTTTTTTAGAAAATTCTTTTATAGAAGTATCTGTCTCTTTTACCTTGTCTATTCTATCTTTTAGAACATCAATGAAATGTGTAGCAACTCCAGTTGCAGCTTCTCCTTGTTCGGTTACAAGAAATGCTTCTATACCTGATTGCGATAAATATTTTTCTTTTATATCTTGTTGGCGTTTTTCTTTTGCAATTCTTCTTAAAAATGCATACCAAATTATTTGAGTGAAATAAGCAAATGCATTTGGATTACCTGAACGTGTAGCTGCATTGATATTATAATTTTCAACAGCTTTTAAACAGTTTTCTACCGCATCCATTACCATTTCTTCACGGTAAGTATATCTAATGAAATTAGATTTATGCGATAGATTCTCTGCAATTTTCAAAAAACATTCTGCCAAATAGTTAGGAACTATAGGCAAAGCTTCTTCATTTTCTCTAGCTATATTAATTGTTTTTACATATTCCACTATATTTTGAGAAAATTCTTTATTATCCACATAATGGGTACTCTTAGATTTCTTTTTTGCCATAATCACTCCTTCATAATACATACATTATATCACATATTTTATTTCTTGTCAACCGTATTTTATGGGTTGACAAATCTTAAGAATCTGTTATAATAAGATTCTTCTTAGTGAGTGGGGTAGTAACTAGTGCTTAGTTCCAGATGGAAAGTTTATCACATTTTGATCTGAATCATATATGTCTACTAGATTTTCTTTTAGCCCCAATCTTTCCATCCAATTAGATGCGTCTAAATATTCAGTATCATCTTGACTAGAAATCTCTGTAGGCTCTATAGCGTTTAAATACTGTTCCATGACTTCTTCACTTGGAATACACTTTGCTATGATATGCTGTGGATTTAAAGAAGCTATATTATTTTTATCAACATCTTGAAAAGAAATCCAAGGATCAAGTGTACAAAATAGTTTGTTTTCTGAAACTCTAACTTTAGTAATACAAAGACAATTTTTAACAATTACTTCAAATTCATCATCAATTTCTTCTTCCAATAGGTCCTTGGGAATATCAATCATCTCACAAAGAATTTCTTCACCGTTGGTAAGTTTTAACTGTAGAATATTATTTTTTCTTATAGTCATATCTTTATCCTATACTCTTTATACTGGAATTGCTCTTTTTGGTATATCTTCAATCTTTCTTCACCGTGAAGTAATGTATAATTTTTTCTAGATTTGTGTTGTAGATCATCAACTAGATCGTATAGTTTACTTATACGACCATCATCACTCTTCCTTAAGCTTCTACCAATACTTTGCAGTACTCTAATTTGAGACTTACTAGGAGATGCAAATACTATATTGTGTAGATTTTTTATATTTATACCTGTACTAAAAGTACCAAGACTGGCAACAATAATAGAATCTTTTTGTGTTTCAACAATTTTTCTTATAGTTTCTCGGTCTGTAGCATCCGTTTGACCTGAGACATAAAATACCTTTCTACTATCCTTGGCTTTAGCTGAAATTAGATCATACAGTACTTTGCCATGTTTGTCAACAAATTGAAATAATACCAAAGTGTTACCTTTCATATCAATTGAAAGATTTCTTATAAAATTATTTCTGCGCTCATTTGCTACGATCCAATTAATCTCTTGTTGATATGTTTTGCCTACATTTTCTTTTTTATCTGTTTCATTGTAATCTAAAGTTAGCATAAAAATATTAAGAGGCGCAAGTGTGTCATCATCTTGCAATTTTTTAGTGGTAGTAACTTTTCTTACTTTGCCAAAAAGACCTTCTAGTACAAGTTTATGTGTTTGGGTACCATCAAGTGTGCCTGTTGTACCGTATCGATATGCAGTATTTACACATTTATTCATAATAGAAGTTAATGATTTTGATTTGAATCCATGACATTCATCTCCAAAAACACCGTAGAATTGTTGAAACCAAGCCGGCGGCAGTTTATATACAGACTGCCAAGTTGAAATGACAACATTTTCTTCCATATCTTTTGCTTTACCCGAAAATATTTTGTGGCATTCTTGTATGGCATTCCAAGAATCATGAGATGAATAATCAGCAAAGTCCGCATACATCTGTTCAACCAATGAAGTTGTCGGTACAATGATCAGAATTTTTCTATCATCACACCTTTCAAGTAACCAACGTAGTAACACATAAATTATTAAAGATTTACCACTACCTGTAGGAGATAATAATATTGATCTTTTATTTGTAATTGCAGTACAGATAGCATCGAATTGATAATCTCTTACAGTAATAGGATTACCATTACCTCTCAAATTAAGACTGGTAATAAACTTCATTATTTCTTCTGGATCAACAGCATTATATTGTTCTGGTGATCCATATTCACCATCTTCATATTCTAATTCATAACCGCGTTTTTTTGTAAACTCTTTAAGTTGATGTAAAAGACCAACAGGCAATTCTTGTGCTAAAGCATTGAATATTCTTATCTTGCCATCCCAAACTTTGTTTCGGTAGAGTGGCATGTACTTATAGCCGTCAACAAAAAATGAGAAATATTCATTCAATTCCATTAAGATGCCACTATCAGCATCAACTAGCAATTGACTCTCATTCTTTTTACCTACTGTAATCTTTTCAATCATTATCCACCAGCCTCAAACTGTTTCCATTTAATAATATTACCTATCGACTGGTGTTTCCATTTGAGGTTTTCAACAATCTCACTCAAAGTTTCTACAAAAGTTTTATAATATGCAATTTTTTCTTCACTTTTTTGTATATCTATATCTGCATCATAATAGCGATTCATATCACCTTTTATTACTTTGATGCCATTAAAGGGGTCATATTCCCATCCATGAGCTTCAATTTCATCTTGTGATAGTTTGCCATTGTAATATTTCCACTTCTCCAAAAGAAGTGTTTGTTGTCTCATTTGAGATTTTTTTAATTGAAGTTTATTGATAGACAAAACTTGTAAATATTTTGCATGTAGTTTTGCAATTTCTACGGTTGATCTTACCAAGTTATTTTCATCAATTTTACAATCAGTTTGCCATTCTTCTAAAGTGCTTTCAAGTGTTAGCAATTAACTCTCCATAATATAATTATCTTATTTCATAATATCCAATTTTAAAAGTCACTGGAAATGTGATTACAGGTGATGTTTCTGAAGTAGCTTCTAAAAGTATTGTTCCTATGTTTGTAGCTACACAATCTATATATCTAATTTGTTTGACTACATTATTAGCACTACTAGTTATCGTCAGTGTGATATCCATGGTTTGATCATTAGTAGCATCTTTTCTTAATGCATCTTGTTGTGTAGTTTGAACCATACTATTGATTAGATTAAATACCTCAATATAAGTGTTCATTTGTTCATCTACTAAAACATCCATAGACAAATCTTCAAATGCGAGAGTATCTCCAGGAACTGATATAGAAGCAATTCTTTTATATGGTACAAGAGGTGCTTGAACAGAAACACCTGGGTGTATAACTCTTTGTGCAAAAAATTCTAGATTGCCAAACTTTGTATGATCTATAACGACCTTAAAGTTTGTCGGCTGTAAAAAATTTGATGTTTGTGTTAAATTTGCCATATAATTCCCCTTTATATCTATATTTATACTTGACAATACCTCTTTTTTATGCTAGTTTATTAGTATAGAAAGAATCACTTGAAAGGGTTCACAAATGACTAAGTTCAACAAAAAAGACTTCACATACTACGGTGGATACCTTCACTACACTGGAGATTATACAGATCGTCCAGTTTGGCCAGCAGTTTCAAAAAATGGCGTAAATGTTCATCCATCACGTGTCGGCAAAGGCAAAGACCTTTTTATAGCCCGATTTAAGTATGGTGGTCCATTCACAAAAGCAAAATTTGTTGCAGAACTGGTAAAGTCTTTTACTGTTGAAGAATATGTTGATGCAAGAAATGAAGAAGGTTTAGAAGTAAGCCACGCACCTCTTGATATTCTGCGTAATAAGAATGAAGAATGGTACAACAAAACAATCCAAAATTGGAAAATGAAAAGAGGAGTTGCTTAATGTGGAAAGAGATAAAGACTGAGACTGTTGACAAAGAATACAACAGAGTCTTTTCAAATGATGAAAGTGCATTTTTATGGTTTAAAAACTTTTGTCATAAATATGGGTTGCACGTAATTGAATGTCAGAAGTACAATAGGTGGATAGTCGAGGGTTGGAATGATTGCTGCCGTCAGTGCCAACCAGATTATTGGACAAATTTTATGTTATGGAAAAGTGTGCCTGGGCCGAGGTTCTTGCCTGATGAAATAGAATTGGGTATACCCGCAAGCTTTAGAAAAATCGCAGAGTTGCGGGGAGATCGTCCACATATTGAAACCAACATAGACTATCCGTTTGAACTGGTTGATTACAGCTTTGGGGATAAATCGACGGATACATTATCCATAGTGGAAGAAAAAATGAAAGAAATTATTGAAATAAAACAGGAGGTATATAATGCAAGTCGTAACAGTTAGATTTACTGGATCAATGGTTAAGCCATCACACCACGATTGTCAAATTGTAGAAGGTTCTATGAGTATGCGATATGATGTACGGGAAGATGATACTAATCCTCCAGTATGTAAAATTATCTCGCCATTCGGTAAAGATAATACACTAGAAGCGTTCTATGTGAATGAACAATGGAATTGTAACTTAGATTGAATAAAGGGCGCCCGAAAGCGCCCTTAACAGTTTTTCTTTGAGAGAGGTTAAAGCCTCTCTTTTTTATTATGAACTTACCAGAAGATCGTCTACACGGAAAATTCTGTAGTATTGGTTAGTTCTAGCTGTTGCGAGTCCATCAGATGCGGTTGCACCAACAAATGGGTTCGATACCATGCCGTAACGAGTTTTGAAACCAATTTTCGGCTGGAAGCTATCCTCAGCAACGGCGCGAACCATTGTGAGAGGTACGTATGGACAATAGAAGATACCAGCGTCATATGCGTTGGTGCCTTTATAACCTACGGTGATATAGTCTACAACAGCATATGGATCAATATATACTTTTGTGCGACCATTAAGAACACCAGCAAATGTATTGCCAGTATCATCTACATTCAGGTTGTCTTTCAACGCTGGTGCATAATCAAGCATACCAGTTGCAGACAATGCAGAAGCAACGTCCGAAGATGTAATGATAAAGTTACCACGACCTCTACGAGTTTCTTTTGCAATTGTGTTTGCTTCACGCTCGATTTGAACCATGAGACCTTTAAACTTCTCAACGCTCCAACGACCGTCTGCATCTGTGTTCAGGTTAAATGCACCATTCAGTGCAGTGTTTCCTGTAGAAGCACCAGTTTTAGCTTGGCTGTTGATCGAACGGATAACTTCGCGGTTAATCTCTGCAAGAATTTCAGTTGAAAGAATGTTAGCCAGTTCGCTTTCAGCGTCCAGACCGTGAATTGCTTTCAAATCCTGTGCGAGTTCAAGCGAATATTCCGCTTTCAATGCGCGTGTTTTCGCTGTTACTTGCGCTTTATCAATGGTAAAACCCATTTCATTAAACGCAGGCGAACCAGATGTACCCAGTGCTTCACCAGCTGCTAGAGACATACCAGTACCAGTCAGAGGATCATTACGATCATCATCTAGACCAGCTGCGCCTGCATTAGTAACGCCGTTGAAACCAGAACCATCAGTGCTATGAATACCGGTGGAATCACCTGAGAATGCATGACCTGCTTCATTGAACAGGGCTTCTCCGCCATCAGTTTGACCTTTGGATGTGGTACGATATGTGGATTTCATTGCAAAGATCAGTCCAGTTGGACCAGTCATTGGCTGAACACCACATACGTCATATGCCATCATATTTGGCATGGAGCGACGAACAAGTGAAATCAGAATTGGATCCCAATTTTGTACGTTTGCACCTGTTGAGTTAGTTGGTGCGGCTTCGCTCAATTCACCGAAACCGGTCATTTGTGCGCGTTGCTCCATGAGAGCTTTTTCTTGGTTTTCAAGCACAACAGCGGTAACTGCTTTGCGGTGCTTGTCGTGGATATTTCCGGCAGATTCTTCATTCAGAACCGGTGCCCACTTTTCTACGAGTTGATTGTATTGCATAACTTTAATACTCCTTAGTTAGCTTTTAGGGCAGCAATATATTGTGCCATACTAGAAGAAACTTCTACTTGATCAGTATCCTCTTGAGTTTCTTCGGTAAGCGTTTCTTCAACAATTGCTGCTGGCGTTTCCGCGTCACTTTTTGCTGAAAAATACGACTCTTTAATGGTTTCGATTTTGAACGCAAATGTTTCTTCGTTCTCAAAATCTACACCTTCAGCCAGTTTTAGTAATTTTGCAGCTTGTGTTTCAGCAAGATCCTTAGACGCTTCTGTAATAATCATACTACGCTTAAGGTTATTTACTTTTTCATTCATTGCAACATTATTGGCGGTTTCTGCATTCAAAAGTCCTTCTAGGTCTTGGACTTCTTCAGCAAGTTGGTCAACTAGATCAACTTTGGATTCTGGTACTTCAATATAAGACTCAGTAAACAGGTCTTTCAACTTGCTCATGAAACCTTCTGCAATTTCAGTACGAATACCTTGCTCAACAGCAAGTCTATTCTCTTCCATCCAATTTTCGACTACATAGTTGAGATAAGAATCCATTTTGTCTACCAAATCAACTTTGGCTTCTTCAATCGATTCTTCTGTCTCGGTAGCAAACTGCTCCTCAAGACTCTCGATTTTTGCAGCAAATTCTTCGTCTAATTCTGAAACTTTAGTTGCAACACGATTGTTAATTGCAGCTTCAAAAAGTACGCTTGCTTTTGCTTTAAAATCTTCACTTAGAGACTCATCTTCAGAAATCATGACTTCCAATTCGTCTTTTGTGGTATCTTCCACAATAGCTTCCTCATCATCCAATTCAACTTCTTCTTCCATTACACTTGCGTACAATGATTGTAGTTGAATTTTCGTCATTCCTTCTGCTTTTGCTGCCATAGCAGCTTTCATTCCCGCTTTAGTTTTAGGCGGAGATGCTTTTTTAGTTTTTCCGGCAGCGGCTTTTACAGACGCGACCGAATCATCTTCACTTGGAGGCGTAGTCATGGTCGATGGTTTATCGCCCATAGGTTCGCTTCTTTCGTGTAGCTGATCTTCGTGAGATTCCACAATTTCGTTGTCATCATGGATCTCAAGTTCCTGGTTTTCATCAGTCATACTTGACTCCTTTTCTTATTTAAGCAACGAGAGGAAATTTTGAAACCCACGAACTTGTGCTTCCACAAGTGAGCGTGAAGATGTTTTCTTAATTTCAGTCTCTATTTTTTCAATGTCTTGTGATTCAATCAAGCCATTATTCCATACCCATTCTACGCCTTCCATTATTCCATTAACAAAAGCTCCAGGCGCTGATGGATCTTGAACAATGTCAACGGTGTTGAGTTGAAAATCATTCCCAACCTCCATTATTCCATTCTGTTTTACAAGACTTCCCATACCACGAGTCGAAACACCTAGTTGAACACCACCATCAAGTAAGCCTTTTACAACTTTACCCATAGGAGTATCTAATATAAGTGCTTTACCCATCACATTACTTTCATCAAATTTCATTTCCGTAATACGATGGGATACCTTATCCAAATTAACAGTGGGTCCTTCTGGATGATTTAACTCACCTACAGCACGACCAGTATTAACTTGTTCTGATATATATTTTTCAACGGCAGGCTTCATTACTTCCATTCTATAAATTCTGCCATTTCTATTTGGTTGATCGGCTTGTGCAAATACACCTTCGATCTGATAAGACTTTTCGCCATTTGCCTTTGCTTCGGTGACTAGATGTATATCATGATCACAATATTCTGCGATTAGTTTCATGTCTTATCCCTTATTCTTAAACTGTTTAATAAATTCTTTTGCCATAGTAATTGCTTCTTTTTCAGATTCATAATCGTCCAAATGTTCTCCATCAATAGAAGCTTTAAATCTGTTACCAGATTTAGTTACAACAATTTTGCTTTTGCCGACCATAACATTTTTTTCTACGACTAAATTTTTTATTAAATCTTTAAAAGTTTTCATTTAAATTCTCTATTTTATTCTTCTGCCATTTCAGAACCAAACATTTGAGTTCCTATATTAATTCTTTCAGCCTCTATAGCATCTTTAATCTTATCACCTAGCATAGAGTGAAAAGAATTTCCAGCATCTCTAAGTTCATCATTATGTACTGAATTAACAAAATCTAACATAGGTTGAGGTTCTTCAAAATCATCATCGGTATACTCATATTCATCATCCTCAGAACCAAACTCATATTCTTCTAGTTCATCTTCATCATCGGATACTTCATAATCTATTTCAAAATCTTCATCTTCCATATCAATATCTCCTTGTAATAGTATTATTTATACAAAATAGAATTTACAAATATTATGCTAATGCAGCAACATTAAAAGTTAAATCATCTCCACTAGCATTACCACCCAACTGTTGACCACCAACAGTTATACTATCGCCTACTGCAAATCCTGAGCCACCATTAATAACTCTAACAATAGCTTGAGTACCAATAGTTTGTATATTTAATACAGCATTTATTCCATTTCCGCTTGTGGTGAATGTTACTGCAGAAGTTGTTGTATTTGATGTCCAGTTAGGATTATTACCAACATTACTAAAGCCGCCATTTTCTGTGAGGCTACCACCCGCCAATACTTCTACATCAGTTACATACAATGATGCACCTGCCGCTCTTCCTCCTGAATAATCAAATGTTCCATTTATAAAAACAAAATAATAACTACCCGAAGTTGTAACTGTGGTTGTAACTTCTATCCAATTAGTTGCACCTCCACTAGAACTTTGAGTCGCATCTAATACAAATTGATGTACCAAAGATGATCCGGTATCATCCATAATAATTCCTAAAACATCATAAGCATCGTTTCCAGCAACAGCCCTATATACAAATCTAACTTTTTCTCCAGCAGTAATCTGTCTCCTATCTTTGGATACTAAGACTGGACCACGTACAATATCAAAACCCGTCTGCGTTTCTACACTCGCAAGTTCTAATTTCATAGCATTTTTCCCAGAATAGATTGCGTTGCCATATTGAACATATCCGGAGATAATTGTATCTGGAGTTGCGAATGAGACTGAATAATTACCAGCAACTGACGGAACATTTGTATCACCGCCAGACGCACTATAAGAACCCATAGGATTAGGAGTAGGATCACTTGGTATGGGAAAGTTTATTCCAGGAATAGTACTAGTTCCTGAGACAAATCTACCTAAATATACCTCCCAACCAGTATAATTGTTTATCGTCTGACTGGCTCCGCTTGCATCTGTAAATGATCCGGCTGTACCGGGTACTGAATGAACCATATTATGATTTGTATTAAACAATCCAGGCCCAGAAATTGGGGCTTTTATTGTATAAAAATCCTGAAGAGCTATTTCTCCAGATGCTGGAATGTTTGGATGATCGTCGTGTTGTGTAGAAGTTAAATTACCACTGTAATTTTGAAATAGAGATGTTCCATTACCAAACTCCGAATCTATATCTTCTAATGTTATTGTTCCTCTATTAGGTAAAGGCATTATTTACCTTCCAATTCTTCAACTCTTGATTTTAATTCTTTAATTGATTCGATCAAGATAGGAACAAGTTTTTCATAATAAACAGCTTTGTATCCATCAATTCTATCCACAACAACTTCTGGCATTACCTTTTCAACTTCCTGAGCAATAACTCCAGCTTCTCTTTTATTGTTAGGTGTAGAACCTAAGTCGGCTTTTTTATTCCAATTAAATGTATAACCATTTAAATTATCTACTTTTTCAAGAGCATTATCAATTTTTTCTAAGTTTTCTTTAAGTCTCAAGTCCGAAGAAAATGCTGCAGTCACATTTCCAGTCGCTGTAATCGCTCCAGTTACAGCAAGAGTTGAACCATTAAACGTCATATTAGCTTCACCATTTAAAGTGTTTGCAGTTCCACTACCTGTTATGACTCTATTGTCAGCATTTGAATTAATTGTGGTTCCTGGAGATGAAGATATTTTAATTTTATCACCATTTGATGATGCAGAAGAAGTTCCTAGAATTGTTATTCCTGTACCTGCTACAAAATCTAGTCTATCTGTTCCAGAATTGGCATTTGCACTAGAAGCACTTGCAACAAATGATCCTGTACCACCATCTTCAGATATTGTGAAACCAGTATATGCATTATCAGACACAGATATTTTAATATCATCATTACCCGCACCACCCGCATTTCCTGTGATTATTATTCCTGTACCTGCAGTAAAACCTAATCTATCTGTTCCACTGGCAGCAGTGCCAATAGTGTTGCCATTAACTGTGCCACCGTCTGCAGTTAATGTAAACCCGGTATATGCATTATCACCAGATGTACCACTAGATGCCGCTGTTATTCTACCCTGTGCATCAACAGTAATATTTGCAGTAGTATATGATCCTGCCGATACCGCAGTATTTGCCAAGTTAATAGTGCCTGTAGTAGTAATAGTTCCGCCAGACAGTCCTGTTCCGGTAGCAACAGAAGTAACTCCAGTTATAGGCGGATCTATAAAAGTAAATCCACCAGAGCCATCAGTTTTTAAAATTTGACCAGAATCACCGTCACTTATTCCTAAATCAGTTATTGATGTTGGTGTACCACTAACTTCAGAGTATGGCAGAGTGGGAATTCTAGCTGAGTCTATTTGACCAGCATTTATTTTTGAAGCGTCTAAATTAGGTATTCTAGCTGCATCTAACGTACCAGCATTTATTTTTGAAGCGTCTAAATTAGGTATTTCAGAAGCGTCTAAGGGATCCACTGTTAGAATATATACGCCAGCACTATATGATAATTGTGTATAGGTTGCGGTACCAGCGTTTAAGGCTGAAAAATGTGCCCGTGTCTCAGAGGCACTTGGTCCTGTGTAAGATATAACTCCTGTTGATGCATTATAGCTAAGTGAACCATCACCACCATTGTTAGATGATCCAATAGATGCTCTTGCTCTTGCCGTAGTATGATACTGATTTGTACCCTCATTCAAGTTATCTGTATTATATCCTGATATTAAATTTGTACCGCCTGCAAGAGGACTGGCAAAAGCTTTGTTAAGTGCAAACGCATCACTATCTGCGTTATATAATATTGTAGCACCAGCACCATCTATTGTGATGCCACCACCATCAGCGGCGGCTGCATTTGCTGCACCTTTTGCAATTTCTATATTCTTATCGGCAATACTGAGTTCGGTGGAATTGACAGTAGTGGTTGTTCCTTGAACTTCCAAATCACCTTTTATTTGAACCGTTCCACCAATACCATTGGCTGGTGCTGGATCAATCACAATAGGACCAGATACATTATTAATATCAAATCCGTTTAAATCTAAATTACCTCCAAGTTGTGGAGATCCATCATCCACAACTTCATGAAATACCGTAGCAAGTTCAAATGTAGTATGAGGATCTTTGTACCAGGTTTTTGGCGGCACAGAATTTGGATTATGATATATTCTACCTAAACTAAATTCTTCTTTAAAGAAGTCTATAGGTGTACCAGTACCATCTAAATCACTATCAATTTTTTGATAACCAACCGGTAAATCATATGTTGATGTTGCTGAAGAATCTATATAAATGTAAACTTCTTCGTTATTAATGTCAATAATAGCATCGTCCATATTAATTTTGCTTAATCCACCACCTTTAAATGTACCTTGAAATGTACCTCCTTTAACGCCATTTGTTGCATATCCATATTGTACTTGACCAGCAAAACTTTTAGCCCGTCCTTCAAAATTATTAATAAGATCAAAGTCTAATATCATATTATCATTTGGAACAGAACTACCAAAATTGGATAGTGTAATTACTAAGTGTTCTAAATCTTTATGAATTCGGATTGCTGTTGAACCTGCAGCATCCCAAGTCGAATGTGTTGTACCACCAATCTCATATGTACCATCAAAATCTAAAATATGCTGATCTTCTTGGAAAGCATTTAATACAAGTGCATAACTTGTATATACTTTTGTATTATGGTCCATAGGAGTATCACTACCATCAAATCCTACAGGATTAGGTGTTCTAAATAATGTTAAAGTTGATATTTTTTCAAATACGCCATCAATATTTTCTTCGTTTTCTTTACCTTCATTTATAAAACCTATAACAAATCCCATAGATTTGCCAGAACTATCTCCAGTAAAAACTATATCAGCTTCATATTCATAATAACTTTTGTCTGATATAAGACCAGTTATACTTTGTTCATCATGACCGGAAGTCAAAGTTTTTACTATATGATTTGTAGTATCATAAAATACAAACCCTAAATTACTATCATTAAAAGGATAACTTGAATATTGCTCTGTTGAGTTTGTCGTACTACCATGATTGAAATTATTCCAAGTAGAATGAATTAAGTCTTTTCTATTGTTTTGTGCATTTACGTTTGAGTTTGGAGAAGGAATATTTGCCAGTTCTATAGCAAGTTCTGCATCAGTAGAAACAATTTTGCCAGATTTTACAATATAGTCCCATTCATATTGATTTGATATGCCATTGTAAGATAAAAATTGTCCATGTGCGCCACTACCTAGTTGTGATAGACTATTGGATACCGCATCTTCATCTGGTATTCCATCACTATCTAAATCAGAAACTCTTATGTTAGGATGAAAATGCCATTTATCATCTTGTTCATTAAATTTTAGTGATGCATATTTGACTGTATTTTTTTTGTAATAAATTCCGCCATAATTTTCATCAAGTAGAACAAGTTCATCATCTGGATTACCAGCATCGATTCCATATCTACCCACTTCTAATTCACTTACTATTTTAGCACTATCAGCTTCAAGATTTTTAGTATCAACCGATGGAGAGGTAATACCATCAGACTTAATCGATGTAATATCAGATAAATTGCCTAAACCATCACTGTCACTAGCAGTACCTAATTCTATTACAGCATCTTTAGAAAGATTTAATTTACCTAAAGTTGCACTATCAAATTCCATAGAACTACCAGATAAGTTTGTTATAGATGCGCTATCTGCGCCAAGTTTTGTTATAGATGCGCTATCTGCAGTAATTTTATCTATTGTGGCACTATCAGCTTGTAGATTTCTTATTTCTGCACTATCTACATTTATACCTTCAACTTTTGGAGCAGGTCTATTTCCATCGCTATCTTTAAGAATTGTAGGTCCAGGAACTATAGACGAAATAGTTTTTAAATCTACTCCAGCTACTATTCCAGAACTATCGGGCGCTATACCTGAAGCTATTGCAGAATCTAGTAATACTTGTTGTTCGACTGCTACATTTGCATCTGAATCTAAATTTGACTCTAATGATGTGGTTACAACAGAACCAGCACCTTCTGCGGTAGCACTATCTGCGCCAGTGCCTGGAGAAATAGATAACGTATCCGTATCTGAAACAGGCTGTTTTACTTTAAATCCTATTATAAAATTTTGTAAAAGTGTATTTTTTAATACTCTGCGCTTGCGAAAGCCTCTACTACTTCTTCGGACTATACTTTTTTCAATCTTTTCTATTCCGATATACAGAACTGTAGATGTAGAAATTGCGGGCGTTTTTAGAGGAATCGCTTGCCGAAATTGATTAAATTCTATGCCTTCATCAAATTCTATTATATTATCTATATCCTCACCATCTAGAATAAAACTAATTCTATATACTATACTACCGGGGTTTTCACCACCTTCTTCTTTAAGATTATATGAAATTATCTCATGGTTCGTTGGTGTAGCACCGTCTGTTCTAACAGGATATTCTAATTCTATTATACTTGCAAGTGTAAGAAAATTATCTTCAGTAATATCCTCTGCAGTGCCAGTTAGATATGATATTTCTCCAGCATTAACTCTGGATGTACTTGTATTATCTTCATGAGTAAATCGCCAGCTTAATTTGGTATTACTAGCCATAATTAACGCCTATCGTCTTGATCTTCTTCTTCTGCCGGATCAGGAAGATCGCCGTCTTTTATTTCAGTCTCAATTTCTTTTTTGAGGTCTTTTACATCATCTTCTGTATATTTAAGAACATTTTTAAGAATAAATCCTTTAGAGAAATAATCGCCAACATAGTTTGTCATCAATTCTAACGTCTGCAATCTTTCTCTCAATATTTCAGCATCTTTTAATTCTGCAAAATAGTTATCTCTTGCATAGTCAATTCTAATATCGGTCTTCCATTCATCCCAATCTCCATCTGTAATAATTCTTTTTAAGATAAGTTGTTTTTTCAAAACTTGTAAGAAAACCATAGAAAACTTTTTTCGTAGTCTATCAATAAACTTTGAAAACTTTATTTCTTCTCTAGTAACTTCATTACCTCTACCGAGTGAGAATTGCGATTCTTGCTCTAGTCTATTGAGAGGTACGTTCAATGCACGATAAAGACGTTTTTGAAAATAAATAATATCATCAATCTGACCTAAATTATCACCGCCCGGAAGTGTGGATACTTCTGTGCCTCTACCACCTTCACGCCTAGGTAACCAGAAATCTTCAAGCATTGACATATGTTTACGATCATCGCGCAATTCACCAGTACCAGCATCGTAAACTAGTTTGTTACGATATTTGGTCATGATATTTTTCATATATTCTTCTGCTTTACCCTTAGGTAAGTTACCAACATCAACATAGAAAATTCTACGTTCTGGTGCACGACTCAATCTGTAAATAACCAGAGAGTCTTCCATCATTCTTAATTGATTGACAGGCTTAATACACTTATGTAAATGAGAGACAACTTTTTTTCTTGTTTCATCTAAAAGACCGCTTGTTACATAATTGATAGCATCTGTACTAAATCTTATACCTTTGTTAGACATTGTTCCAGGTGCAGCTTTTCCTGGTTTATCTTGATAAATATAGTACTCTTTAATTTCATCAATTATGTCAGCATTTGTTACTGCATCTTTTTTAGTTTTTATTTCTTTTACTTTACGAATTTTTATAGCATCAACAAATCTTAATTCTTGAATACCTGCCTTCTGATTATTTTCATCTATAAGAATGTGATGATAAATTCTTCCATCAATATACCACCTTTTAAATAAGTCGTGTGCGTGTTCTGTGGCATCAAACAATGACAGTACATATTTAAATTCTTCTTGGATTTGTTCTTTGATGTTATCTTGAGTTTCAATTTCGTCTAAATTTAATTTTAAAGTGATATCATCTTCATTGTTTACAATAGCTTCATTTACAATATCTTCAATAGCCATATCAACTTCTGGATGAGTTGCAATACCTCTATATTTTTGAATGAGACTTATATTATCTTTAGTGTTGTCACCATCAATATCAACATATTGACCAAAGTGACTACCTGAGGCTGTAACATAACCAGCACCATCATCACTTTGTGGTGCAATGACGGATTTTAGTTTTTGTTTATTTTCATCTTTTTTGCCCGCGCGTCTAAACTCAAAGCCAAAAAGTTTTGTAAATTCATTGTCAGCCATATATTTTTCCTAATATTATAATGCAAATGAGGTGAGGAGCGAACCCCTCACCTTTTCAAGTATTTATATCTTAACTAGTAGTGCCCAAAGATGACCAATATTGAATTTGGAATTCAACTGTGAATTCTTCAATCTGATCATTAGTTGCATAATCAACTGTAATTTCACTAACACTACTTGGAAAAGCGCCTTTAAATTCATAACGCTTTAATATAGTTTCGTCTTTATCAAGTTGATCTACAAGTAAATCTGCTTGATACTCTTGTGGATTTGTAAGACCGGTATTTGCAGAGTGTGCATTAATACCGTTCATCCAACGTTCCATCGCATTTCTTACATCAAAGTTAGTATCGTTAATAATAGTAACAGTCCATGGGTTGAATGTACGGTCTCCTGCCATGTTCAAAATTCTACCTCTAAAGTTTACAGGTATAATTCCTACTTGTGAAGCGGGCAACTGTGCAGTTCTACACATGAATGATGTAAGTTCAACATCTCCAGCCGCGTAGCCAGGGAAGTTGATAGTAGCTTTGAAAAGATTAGGTCTTGCGCCACCGCCTCTTAACTTAGCTTTAAAATCATCTACGCCTAAAATAGCCATTTTTCTCTCCTTAGCTTACTGTGCCAACAACTTCTTCAAACGCTACACCGGTACGAACCGCAGTAAAGTTTAAAGTAATGAAGTTGATTGATCTTGCGGGTTTAATGAATAGTGTAGCAATAAACTGATTAGTGTCAATGACTAATGGTGTATTGTTAGTTTCATCACATACAAGTTTAAAGTCTGTGATACCTCTACGACCCTGTACATCCCTCAATAGAGGTTCAACCACATTCACAAATTCTGCCCTCGTAAATTCATCATTAAATTCAAAGAGAATATTTTGTGCGGCATTTGAAATCGCTCTTTCAAGTACAAGGAACAATCTGCGAACATTGATTCTATCAAATGCGGATGGTCTTGCAAGGTGTGTTTTATCGCCAAAAAGCAATATTCCTTGTCCAGGTATGTTTGCAACTGGATTAATACCAGCTTGATATAACTGGTCTCTTTCAGATTTATTAGGGCTATATGCTAGATTTGTAACCCCAAAATATTGACCTCTACGTGTTCCCGCAGGTGAGAACCAAGGTGCAAAGTTATTATCTGTTGCTGCCATGAGTCCAGCAGTTGATGAAGCCGCAGGAATATTAATAAATTCATCATTATACTTATCGTAAACTTTCAGATAATTGTTATCCACTGCTAAGTAAGAACTTCTAGTAAAGTTTTTTATTCCTGAAATAATATCTGTATTTGGAGTATCAGAAATAACGGCGTTTCTATTTGGAGAAGCAACTACAATGCAATCTTTACGAATACTTCCTGCGATTGTAACAAGGTCATTTACTATCGTTACTTGATCGGTAGAAGTTATTAGTCCTGGTGCTATTAAAAAGTCTATAAGATGGGCATTAGGATCTTCAAAATTATCAAATCCATTCATGTAATCATCTTTGCCTAGTGAACTATCACTCATACCGCCACCAAATTTTATTCCAATGGTATCATTGCTATCATGAAGACCAGAGGTATAATTTATTGTTGCTGCATTAGCTGAGGTTAATGTTGTACCTGAGTTTGTTGAAAATTTTGCAGGAAGTCCAAGTGTAGGAAAATTACCAAATCTTAAATAAGAGGATTGATTGTTAATTACATTTTTAATAAAATTGCTTGTACCATCTGCTCTTTTTGCTCCTTTAGCTAAAGACACAAAAGGAAAAGTTTCTAGAATTTGATTTTTTGTTCCTGTAAGTTCGCCGTCTGCGTCAAGAACTACGATATGACATTCATCTTTAATGGTACTAGCTTTTCTATCAGAATCCGTAGTTGCAGTAATACCAGCAACGCTTAAAGCATAGTCAGAAGTCATTGGTGCGCCTGTGAAGCTGCTATTGTAAGCCCACCCATTAAATGTTGAGTCACTACGCGCTGTACATAGATGTACTTCAATAGAGTTTCCAAGTTCTCCAGGATGTTTAGAAATAAATGATAAAGAACTATCTATAGATAATGTATCAAAGTGGGTGTCATTTTTTACTAAAATTGATGTGGCATCTGAGTCTACTGCATTTTTTGCAATATCAGAGTTTCCTCGGACAACCATTAGATCGTCAGAATATCTTAAATAGTATGATGCTGAGTGAAAATCTACAGTATTCAATACATCGGGTGCACCGAATGTACTAACAAGTGTAGCTTCATTATTGATTCGAGTCGGTTCGTCGCATGGACCCCAATTAAAGTTACCAACAAATGCCCCTGTTGAAGTAGGCACGTTAGCAACGCCATTAGTAAGGTCAACTTCTTTTACAACGACAGCAGGAGACTCTGATGGTGAGAATAACGCCATGTTTCTTTCCTTTTCCAAGTAATAGAATTATAAGTTGTCATAATACGGTTATGTTCAATTACTGTTATTTATATAATATCTATTTTCACCACTCATTCCAAGATGGGGCTTTCTGCACTTGCCAAGGATTAGGAGTTTCTACTGGCTCATATCTACCATCATCTATAAATCCAAAAGGCAATACATCATCTTCAATCTCGCGCATTCTTTGTGAAAACATTAAATCTTTAATATTAATATCTGTCATTTCATTAAAGTATGTTGTACCCACAAAATATCCTAATAATACTAAATTCATTACTAAATCGTCATGATTACCATCTGTGGCTTCCCAAGAATTTCCTCTTGCCGTAAAGGTTGAAATCTCTGAAATAGTTTCTCTGTCATATATTTCAAGTTTGTTCGTTTCTATTAAATCTTTGAATGAAGAACAACCTATTCTTTTTACTTTACGGTTCATTCTAATACCTAAAGAATCTGCTTTAATAACAGATTCCACAAACATATTTTCATATTCTAGATCATGATAAAGACCATTACATACGACTTGACCGGCATCATTTGACTCAACAACCACCATAGCATCATTGTATACTTTTGCATATTTATATATGATATTAGGATAGAGTAGTGGAGATATAGTATTATTTTGATATACTGCGACTTGTTTAAAAATACGATCACTTACATCAATTATATTGAATGTTGAAAAATCTCTCCCTCTACCTTGTGCAACATCAACTAAACATGTGTAAGTATTACCTTCTTTGGGGTGCTCATATAATCTAACACCATCACTAGTGATTTCCATAGGATCTTTCATTTTTAGTCCTAATAAAGTTTCAACATTTACAAGAGTATCTCCTGTGCCTATAAATGTATTACCAAACTCTTGATCAAATTGTAACTGTGAAGTGTTAGATATAGTAGAATTTTTCCAAATTTCATCTCTACCCGGAACATCCCACCAATCAACACGAAAAGATTTAAATTCGTTTGTACCCTGTACTGAACCTTCCCATATCTTATGAAAAATATTGCCTATGCCATTAGCTGTTGATGTAATGATAATTTTAGTATCTTTACCAGATGATACAACAGGATATGTAGAAGTATAAAATTCATTTGCTCTTTCAACAAATGCAAATTCGTCAAGATAAAGAAGATTAACAGACATACCACGAATTGATGAACCTGAAGTAGCTGCCGCTACAATTCTTGAATTATTACTAAATTCTATTGATCCCTTGTTGAGTGCCTTACAACCAGGCTGTAAAAAGAACGGTAAGTTTTCAAGCATCAAAGTAATACGGCCAAGCATTTCTCGCGCTGTTGCACCTTTATTTGCCATAACTGCAATGGTTTTTTCGCTATGAAACAAAGCAAACCAAAGAAGATAAGCGACAGATGATATTGATTTACCGCTTTGTCTACAAGCTAAAACTATTGAAAATCTATTATTATTGAATGATTCAAACATTTTTTCTTGATATGGATAAAGATTAAAGTTGACAAGACCTTTATCAAGTGATATAATCTTACAGTAAGTTTTTGCAAAGTATGATGGGTCATTCATACATTTAACATACTCTTTTACCGCATCATTAGTCCACTCTTGAACTACTCCATCACGTTTTACATTTGGATTACCTAAATAAGTATTAGGTTGTTGGTGTATCATCATCTTTTTTAAACTCTATCACATTATCATTATCTTCAACAACATGAATTTTACTATCATCCACAGGCTTCATATCTTGTAACATTCTTTGCAAATCTGTTGTTGACCCTACAAAAAGATTGTTAGTTGTTGAGTTTTCGCTAGGCTTATCTAGTTTAGCCAAATCTTTCTTTTTCTTATGAAGATCCATCAACTTATCATTTACATCAGATGTATTTTTTATAAGTGTGGCTACAACCTCAAATGCCCTAGGATGTTCTAGTGCGGATGCTAAATTCATCATTTCATCTAAAGATTCTTGACCCTTATTAATTAAATCATAATAAGTACGTCTTGTAAACTCCAAATCATCCTGTTCATTATCTGTATCATTCATTTTTATTTCCTATGCACTATCAAAATGTTCTATTGTATTTTGAGTAAATCCAAAATCACTGTCTCCTAATGGAGGTGTTAAATTTAGAGGATTAGGATCAATTGTATATCTTGCAAACTGAGGATCAGAGGAGTCACCTTTGAGCATCGTATGAACATCTGTAATTGTTTGTCTGATAATTTTGCCATCTCCAATAGCGCCGTAAAAATTAGCAAGCATTGTGAAATCTAAAGTGTAAATTATAGTACGTCTAGCCTCTAAAGTACCTTCAAAATCATCAGCAAAAGCAACACTATTTAAAGTAATGGGTATATCTTCCCGAATATCTGAAGCAAGTGTTGCGAATGGCTTCATAGTAATTGTATAATGTGGATTAAAATAAGGTATTATCTGTTCAACTATTTGTAAAGCATCATCTTGAGTTTTTGTGTATATATTCAATTGAAATGAAATATCATATGGCGCAGGACTAAAAAACTTGTTTTTACTAGTGCTGGTTAATGTCTTATCAAATCTGTTCATTTTAGGAAGTTTGCGTTCTGAGTTATATTGCATTGCTAATATTTCAAAAGACATTCTAGGTAACTTTATAGCAACTTTTGTATCGTCAGTCAAGTCTGGATTTTCTCTAATACGCTCTAAATACTTTTCTTTTGGCGCATATGCTAAAGGAACTTTAACTTGACTAATTACCCTACCATCACTTCTTTTTCTTAAAACATATATGTCATTGAACATAGTTCCAAATATCGCAACCGTTTTTCTAATTCTTTCGTGATAAAAATATGTACCAAACATTATGTATCTCCTGGATCGCCAAATGGATTTGTCTCGGAGAAATCTAAGAAGTCTAGTAAGACATTTGTTGAAGTTGCTGCAAAATCGTCATTCTGTTCATTATTTGAAATTTTATTAGTTTCTGTAACCGATACTATGCCAACTTTACTTCCGTTAGTTAAGCCTACGATATCAGAGTCGTTTTGTGCAACAAATTCATGATATTTACCGTCATCTGCACCCACATGAATAATGGATAACTTATTAGAATCTTGTTTCCAAGCAGATATTTCGCCATGCAATGTAGTATTAGGAAGCTTGTGTGTTATTTTCTCACCAATTTCAAATTTAACATCTCTCGGTGCAGCTATTGTAACAAGAGGCACTACATTTGAATCATAGTATTTACCTTGATTAATAATGTCAACTCTCAAAATCTTTCTTGTGAAAGTATTTCTAACAGCAACAGCCTTTGCTTGAAAATTTATTCCGGTGCCTGTTGAGGAATCTATTGTAATTATAGGTAATGTTTCATATCCACTACCAGAATCCAATATTAATAGATGGCTTACACTGTTATTAGAGTCTGCATTATCCATAACAGCTAACGCGGAAGCTTTAAAAGAATCTGCTTCTCCAGTTGGCGCTCCAACTGTAACAGTGGGCACAGACAGATAAAATGATCCAGCATTTGTTATATTATAACTACCAATTCCATCCATAGAATCTATTATTGCAGTTGCAGTTGCAGTAAAATTACTTAATGACAAGGTGGGTGCTGAAATAGTTACTGTGGGAGCCGAAGTATATCCACTACCAGAATCCGTAATTAAAGCACTAGAAAGTCTACTGTTAACCACATTTGCTGTAGCTGTAGCTGTTGAACCTCCACTAGAATCAAAAGCTGAAATAGTTATTGTGGGTGGTGCAGAACTATCATAAAGTTTACCTGCATTGATTATCGTTAAGCCAGAAACCTTTCCGTTATCAGAATCGTACTGTAGTGATAAAGTTGCTTGTTTGTTGCTATCACCAGTGGGTGAAGAAACAATGACAGACGGAACAGATTTATAAAATTTACCGTTATTCGTTGTAAGAATATTGACAACATCACCACTATCACCCAACACTGCCATACCAAAAGCTTGTTTTCCTACACTATCAGGGAATGAAATCGACACAGTAGGAATGCCAAGATAATGTGAGCCTGGATTTGTAACTGTAATAATACCTACTCCGCCGTTACCAGTTAATGTAGCCTCAGCCGCCGCATGTTGTGTTGGAATTGTTGGTCTAGTTATGATTACTTCTAAATCACTATCAATAGTAAGTCCAGAATCTGTTATGTTTATTTGAGTTATTCTACCTACCATCACTAAACATCCTGTATAACTGCAGTTAAGGCGGGTTTTCTAGGACGATCAACAACAATATCATATGAATAACCGCCAGTTTGTTCAATATCATTAATTACATCCAGAGATGTATCAAAATTTTCACCACTATATTCAAATAATTCACAGCGCAATTCAAATGTCGGTAAATTCTTTAAGGCATAAAATGGAGATTCGTGTTCAACATGCATGATCTGAAACATAGAATTTGACAATGGTAAATAAATTATATCCCCCTCGGAAGGTCTTTCTAGTGCTTCAATATCATTATTACTTTGACTCACAAGGTGTCCCCATCTTCGGCGAGATACTACGAATGTGGCAGCATCACGAATTTCTACTCCAAACTTAGTGAATAAATCGCCTTCACCATCAAAACCTTCTATGTTCTGAATATACATTTCTATCTTATAAGAAGAATTAAACTGTGATGAAACATCTTCTCCAAAAATTCTATTTTCATTTACAATTGTTCTTGGAATATAATAGACGTCCTGACCATACATCTTTAAAGATTCTATAATTATATCTTCATATAAATTTTGTTCTGTCGTGACTTTTTGTGAAAAATAAATATTTGTTGCCATTTTTTACCCCACAAAGAAGTCCGGTGGCATCTCTTGCTCTAATCGCATCTTTTCTTCTATTCTTTCAATATCAGCCATACCATCTTCAAATATTTGTCTGCCGTTTAAAGTAACTCCTCCAGGCATTTGCATACCTTCAAATTTTATAAGATTTGCTCCCCACTGTCTTTTGATAAGTGCTGTTGCATATTCTTTCAAAAATTTATCGTTGTAGATAGAAGTATTTGCATCTGGATCAAGAGTTTGATACACTTCAAATACAAGATAGTCTCCAGCCTTTATATCACCATCTTGCCATTCGCCGTGAATATATAGTTTGTTTGCGCGTCTTGAAAATGTAACTTGAGGTATTCCATTTAGTTTCATATCTAATATAGAAAGATGTTGCTGCATTTGCTCATAATACATAAGATCGCCCATAAAACTAGTCATATCAGCAACATCGTTTAACATCATTTGATATTTAATATCGAAAAAATTTGTATTATTTCCAGAAGTAATTACAGGAAATAATTTAGTTAAAAATAAAACACTTGATGGAACAGAGATATATTTATTAGTAACATCTGTTGAGGTTACTAAATGTTTAAGATAAGTTCTAATAGTAGCATCTGTATGAAATTCTTGATAAAATTCAATTGCATCATCTATACGATCTTCAACTTGCTCTAGAGCAACATTAACCTCAATTACTGGTTCGCCTAGGCGTCTTTTACAGTAATCTATTAATTCATCCCGTGTATTAGGTGGATTTGATGCCATGTTTTATCCTATCAAACTTATTTACATCTATTTATAATGGTTTGATGCCGAACTTATTTTTAGTAGTATATGTATCAATACCAACAGCACTTCCATCTTTTCCCATAACGTGAAATTCATCGCCATTACTATCCCAAGAAATAGCAATAGTATTTGAATTGAATTTTCCGGTCAATTCGTATATCTCATTTGGATTCATATCCTCACTTGTGTTTTGAAAGAGAGGATTTCCTACAGTATATCTCTTAACTTGAGTACCACCGGTAACATATAACTTATCTTCTGCAGTATTAAATGCAAATGCACTAGTAGGACTAAATCCGGTAGTAAATGATGATTCGTGTGTAGCACTATAAATTTGACCAGCTTCGGACAATAAATATTCAGCAATTTTGTTTGTATCAGAAACAAATAATTTTGTACCATCTCTTGATAATATAATATTTGTCATACTATTTGAAGAAAATTCTGGGCTTACGTCTAAGAACTTACTTTTAAATACAGGCTCTGCAGAATTAATATCGGCACTATCATTGTCCGCCGAGGCAGAAGGTGTCAAGCTTAATTGATCTATTTTATTTGATTTTTGAAGAAAGATGTTAGTTTCTGCACTATCCATTTCAAAACCACAATTTCTTGAAAGATCCAAATTAGAATACTCACTACCAAAAGTAGCTGTACTCAAATCATATTTTGTTGACATTCGATATTCTTTTATCGTAGCATTGTTTGCTATGTAAAATTTAGAGCCATTATTATTCATTCTAAAATGTTTAGCCGATGGCGACATTGTGGGTATTTTAGGAGATCGACTTTCATAAACACTTGGCCAAGGATAAACTATATTATCCTCTTTTGGTATAGTGGATAAATCATATGCTGTAGATAATGGATAGCCATACACATAATTTGTAAAGCTATCCCATATAAAGAGTTTTGTGCCATCAGAACTAATTTCTACTGACCAAGGACCTAAGAATTTTCTTGACGTAACATTATCTTGAAACTGACCACCTTGACCTATACCATGTATTACATCATGAGTAACAGTTGCAGTTGATAAATCCCAAGGCTCTGATAAAGTGTATTGTCTAATTTTACCTTCGGTAAAACATTTGCCCCAGACCATATATAGTTGTGTGCCGTCACGCGACATTGTAAAGCATTGAGGAAAAGCAGTATGTATAAAATGTGTTTTATTGCTGTAGCCATAAGGATTTCCCTGAAAGAAAAATGTGATTCTATTAGATATATAACCCGCTCTCCTATATGAGGGCACTGGATTGTCTGATGTGCCATATTCATTAAAAACCTGAGTTATCTGTGAAGTGTCTGATCGATTAGAGATGCCAACTCTAATTCTTATATATCGCCACCATGTGCCGCCCAGATAATAAGTATTCGTAATAGTATTATCCCAAAATTGTGAAGATGCTTCAATTGTAAGAGAACTTCCATCAGTTTTTTGAATTGCGGAATATATGTTGTATGGTATTCTTAATTTATATCTTTTTATTTCAGTATGACTCATAATGTAAATATATTCGCCATTAGCAGAAAGGTGTGTATGAAAAGTTTTATCCCAAACAGACGCGCCAGAATAACTTGGAATATTTTTGAGACCCAAACCGGCAAAAGCTGGGTGTGAAGCAAAATCTGCACGACCAACATTATAATTAAAGGTTCTCATATTAGTATTTCCATATGGAGTGCCACCCGCAAATAAATTAGGTATTTCAGCATATGCAGATTTATATTCTGCAGTGGATAAATTTAAAGGCGTACTTAAATCATACTGATATATTTTATTATGCAATCTATCTGCGCTCAATATAACATTACCAGAATCATTTAACGCTAAACCAACAGTATCATTACCATATGTGGATGTGTGCCCAAATGTATATCCTAAATGCGAATCTATATTAAATGAATAATCCGGAGTCGTTGCTAAAGTTCCTTTTACAGGATCTGCCGATACTAAAGTTTTTAAATTAAAATGCTCAGGTAAAATATATTGATCTATTTTTTTAGGATTTGTATTGTTTGTTGTCACAAAAAGATTTAAACCAGAACTATCAAAGACATAATTTTTAGTATTGGTATTGAAAGTAAGATCAGTAGCAAATTTAAATTTAACATCGGGTTGTCCCATATTAAAAATATTACCTAATATATCTGGAACATTAGTGCTTGTCATTGTAGTAAGTGCAGGAGTATATTCTAAATTTATAACAATACTAGTTTCATAAGAATCTCTTATAGATGTAAACTTAGGCACACTTGAGCCATATTTACCCTCAAGTTTAAAATCATTTATACTTTGTAGTGCCATTATTTCCGTTGTTGAATCTGCGGTATACTCTGACAATCGTGAAGATAAACTAAACAACGTATTTGCACCTGAAGCTTTTGCAATATCTTTATCAAACCTACCTTTACCTGGAGATGTTACTTGAGAAAGATTCCAAGTGATAGTATTTCCATCGGAATCTGTGTCTGAAACTGCTATAGTTGGAGAAGCGCCATTTGAAATCATATCAAAACTAGAATCAAATATCAATTGATATTGACGACCAATTAATTCAACTTTCTGTACTTGATCGTGTACAGAGCCTACGGTAGTATAAGATCCGTCAGCATTGTATTGTTTTAATTTGAAAGATGCAGAATCATAATAGACCTGATCAACTACGGGCATTAGATTATACCTCCAAATTGAGTAAATGGATCAAATGTTACAGTTGAAGAATCAAATGTGGAAGGAACACTATCTATTTCTATCCATCTAAGAAACTGATGGTCCATAGGTTCTATCAGAAGTAATCCACCTTCTCCTGAATATTGAACATCTATTAATATGTCACCTGCATAACTATCATGGTCTCTTATAAGACTTCCCACTAATGGAAATTTATCTCCAGAATCTGTATGTTTACCTATGAAAGTAATTATTTCCTCATCTGTAAAATTAGATTCAGATAAATCATATGCTTTTACATAAAAAGTATCGTAAGAGCCACCAACAGAAGATTTGCCTATTTTTAATATAGGATTTGAGAATCCGTGTCGTATAAATGTCCAGTCTATTGAATCTCCAGCTTCATCTACTTTTAAAAGTTGAACAGTACCGCTAGGTCGTGCAAAAGAATCTGTATCAAAATAATTTGTTATTGTTTCATTATTACCTTGTACAATGTCACCATCTCCAATGTGACCACCACCTATAGAAATTGTAAGTGCTTCAAATGCGCTATCGACATGAGTTGAAGCCTTAACAAAACTCATTTTCTTCCATTGTTTGGCACCAGCCGTATAAGGACTAATATCCTCATTAACAGGATATGACGTATCAGTTGCAGTCAAAACAATAGTTGATGGTTTAATTGATTGTGTTTCAGAAGGAACAGAAAATGAACTTACACTTGAGTCTAAACTAGAATCAAAAATCATAAATTCGTGAAGATAAAAATCTCCCATAGATGCGTCATATACGCCTGTTGAAGTATTGAAACTATCTTTCTGACCTAATCTCGGTGTTGATAAGTTAATTAAAGATGTAAATGTAGTACTGTCAACACCAACGGAATCTACTAAGCTTCCGTCTATAAAGGATCTCACTCTGCCCGCACTATAGTTTATCGAAACATGCTGCCAATCGGTATTAGATGTAGGTCTTGTTGATATAATTCTATCTTCATCTAATACAGTTAAAATACTTTGATAATCACTTCCTACATTTTTATTTCTAAATCTAAGTACATCATCAAAAGGCGCAGAATCTTGTAAATCAAATAAAGTCTTAGTCAATCTTTGAGATGCATAAGAATCTGAATATATCGAATCTTCAAAATATACTGCACTATCGTGAATCATGAAATCTTTTATATATCTAAGAGATTTAGTTTCACTAGGAATTGAATTGTTAACCATCCAGTGGTTTTTATTATTTTGTTTAATTGTCGTAATATCATCTACTTTAAATAAATTTCTTCCTATGAGAATGGGGTTTCTTCTTGGATCTGTAAGATGAAATTCTACCATTTCTTTATCAAAAACACAATCTTTAAACATAACTGTATTGTATCTTCTTTTGCTGTCTGCGCTTCTAAATGATTTATAATTTTTA